TTAAGCGGAAGGGGAGATACGGGTCTCAAGGCACATAAAGCATCCCAACACTTCAGCGACTTATCTTCCGGCCCGCCAGCAGCACATGCCCTGCACATATCTTCTATAACTTTTTTGTAAATTTCCAACTGCTCGGAGGCAAGTTGTTGATTGTCTTTATTGGCATCCGCGCCAAACGCAACCATCTTAATGTACTGGGTGTCTGTTCTTTCAGTTTTTGCCCTGCCGTAATATCTTTCTCTTGCCCAGCTGCTGCTTCTTCCAAGATATTCAAGCGTGACAAAAATCCTACGCGCCGAAACCCCATCCCTTTTTGCCCATTTGTCAATAGCAGCCCTAAAAAGAGTTGTTTCTGGATCGTACGGTTCGGTTCTTGTGCTTTCAAATCTGCCCATTCTTGAATCTTATCTCAATCTTTTGAGCCTTGCAAACGCAGGGCTGTAAGTTGCTGACAACAGCAGATAGTATGTTATAGTGGGTCTATGGCAAAAATTGGACGCATGACACAAGAGGAAAACGAGCGAATCAACAACAGCATTCAGTCGCTAATGGCCTCTGGGGCATCTGTTGATCAAATCGCCAAGACTGTTGGGCTTCAGCCAGACACTGTCAGGAAAAGAATTACAAAAATTAGAAAAAGCTGGGCTGAGGAAAAGCTTACTGGCGACGAGAGCAGAGATGAGTTGATTGCGCGCGCCAATAGAATTTCTATGCTTGCCTCTGCTGGATACAGCAGGGTCAAGGAAAAGTCTGCCAACGGCGAAGCGACTTTTTTGAAGCTTCAGCTTGATGTTTTAGACCGAATCGCTAAGCTTTCTGGTGTATATGTTCCAGACCGAATTGAGCTTAGCGGCAAAAATGGCGGTCCTATTCAAATTCAAAATGCCGAACATCCACTTGATAATATAAGCGCAAATGATCTTGCAAAAAGAATGAGAAACTGGGCTGAGGCGCTAGAGGAGGAGGCAGATGGAAAACCAGCAGTACCGGAAGTGGTTGAAGGAACAAGCGAAAACGTCTGACGCCGCTTTTGCGGAGTACGTCAGCAATCTTGTCTTTCCCAAGCACCTTCGTGAGATGGAGCGCTTCCTAGACAAGAATGAGCGCGCCCTTGTTCTTATGCCTCGAGGTCATGCCAAAACAACACAGTTGATTCACAGGGTTGCCCGTTTGATCGGTGTCAATCAGGGGAGAATCCGAGTTGGGATTCTTACCTCTGTGCTCTCTGATGCTTTGGCGCGATCTAGGGCAATCAAAGCCATCATTGAATCCCCATATTTCGCTGAGGTTTTTGAGTGGGCACGAGATGGGGTTGCTGGCCCAAAGTGGACAGACGAGGTCTGGACAATAAAAAACGCCAACCTTGGAAAAGACGCTACTTGTTTTGCTGACGGTCTTGGGTCCATCAAGCCTGGTGCCCGTCTTGACATTCTTATTGGCGACGACATGGTCGGCATGAAGGAAAACGCTACTGCTGTTCAGCGCCAAAAAGCTTCTGACACCTACTGGCAAGTTGTTGATCCCATGCTTGTTCCTGGTGCAAAGCGATGGTATATCGGCACGCGATGGCATGAGGATGACTTTTATGCTGGGCTTTAGGAGAAGGGGACCCCTGTCATGCTTCGTGCTGCAATTGAAGGGGAAAATCCTCTCTGGCCGCAAATGTACACAATTGCCGACCTTGAGCGAAAGCGCGAAGAGCTTGGCACGCCAATCTTTATGCTTCAGTTTCAGAATGACGTTCAGGCAATGGGTGGAAACATTTTTAGGACTGATAACTTTTTGCGTAAGGACGTTGCCCCAGATGGCGCCCGCAGGGTCGGCGTTGACTTGGCGTCATCGGCCTCTGAGCGAAGCGACTACACGTCTTGCGTTGAGGTAGTTGAGGATGCCGATCACAACCTTTATGTAATAGGCGCTTGGCGTGCAAGGCTTGCTGAAGGTCATAAAAAGTGGCTTACTGGCGTGGATAAAGACGGGTCTTTGTGCGAAGACGGAGGACCAAGGCTTATGTGGCCAGAGCACATGCTTCCAAACGGAGACAAGTCAAATCCAGGTTCACGCTACCTTGAGTCCGTAAACATAGAAGCGGTTCAGCACCAAAGCACATTTGTAAGAGAAATACTTGGCAGTACGCCGTTGCCGGCAAGGGCAGTCAGGCCAGACAAAGATAAGGTTACTCGAGCGCGAGCACTTGCTGCTCGATATGAAGCTGGCAAGGTGTTTCATGTCAAGGGCGCCCCAGGGATTGCGCAACTTGAGTCAGAGCTTGCTTCTTTCCCCAACGGCGAGCACGACGATCTCGTAGATGCGTTGGTATACGCAGCAGATCTAACGGGAAGCCAGTTTTACTTTACGGCCGCCAAGACGGGGAGTCGGTTCTAAGCCACCAATCTGGGGTTTGTCTTAGCCACAAAACATTGCATCGCTTTGTACACCGCCCGTCAATAATTGGCATATTGCTGCTTTCATTGAAAATTGTTTGTGCTGCTTGAAGGGTTGTTTTCCCGTCTCGTGATGCAATGTACGCAATAGACGCAGCCACAAGCGGAGAAGCGGCACTGGTTCCGCTAGCCTGTCGTGCCTCTCCATCTTTCCATCTGCCGTCTACGTTACTGCCTGGCGCCCATATGTCCACACAGGTTCCCCAGTTTGAGAAAAGCGAGCGCAGGCCAGCGGCATTAAAAGATCCGACCGTGATGGCGTTTTCTGCGCTTGCTGGGCTTGTCTTACAGGCAAGACCACCATCGTTGCCTGCGGCAACAACAACCGGCATAAGTTCAGCGAGTTCATTTGTTGCGTTATTCAAGCTGCTGTTTAATGGTCCGCCCAAACTCATGTTTAAAATTGAGTTATCGTAGTCCGCATTTTCTTTTACCCATGTAATCGCCGCAATTACTTCTTGAACCGTACCCTCACCATTGCAGTCTAGCGCCTTGATGCGAACAACATTTGCTTCTGGCGAAATCCCAAATTCTTGATCGTTAATGAGCGACGAGACAAAAGTGGCGTGGCCATTACAGTCTGCAGACTGACTGCCAGTGTCAATAACATAAATTGTAACCCCAGCACCCATATTTGCATTGGCGGGTGTGCTGCCGTCCAAGATATTAAACGGTTGATTAATGCGGTCTTGAGCCCAATTATTGCCAAAATATTCTGACCACGAGGTCCTGACGCGATACATCTTTTTCTTTTTTGCTGCGCTGGCGTTTTCTGCTGTGCCAAAAAATGCCAAAACAAATGAAAGAATAAAAACAACGGTTTTCATACTGGCTGGAATATTCTCTTCTTCCTGCAGGGAGTGCAGTATCCTTGGCGAATATTGTCTGCAAGCGTTTTTTCCATTTGCGCGGCCCACTCTGCTGAAACGTTTGTGTAGCACGATGCGCAGCGCCAGTCTCCAGCGGCTCCCCTAAGTTTTACAAGGCGATACATTGTAGCCTCGCCGTTGCCATCCTTGACAATCCGAGATTCAATCTTTTCACCGGATCGCTTTATCTCTTCAAGCTTTTGCTTCCACAATGGGTCAATTTCGGCTAGCCGAGAATCGCGCACCCAACTGTTTGCACTTCGCTTAAGGAAATCAAGCAAGCCGTATTTCACTGTTTCCCCTTTAGTTCTTTTGAAATTTTAGTAACTGGGTCAGGGTTGATTGGCTGGGTAAACTTTTTTTCCGCTTCAGCGTCTCTTTGATCTTGTTCGTAGTCTTCAATAATTTCCAGAGCTCTTTTCATTCCGGCGATATAAGCAAACCTAACAATCACGTCAAGTTTTCCGTTTGCAGTATCCCCAATGCCAACAAGCGCCTTTGGCAAAGGACCGTCAAGTGCGGCGTCAATGATCAGTTTTATCTTTTCGGAAGAACTCATGCTTGATTCACCTTATAGTTGATCCAGACTAGGGCGCTGCCAACAATCTCGTCAACGCTAGCCGCCTCCATCTCAAACTCAATTGGGAGGCCCTGATGCTCGCCAGTAATTTCAAGGAACCATGTCTTTGTGCCGCGCTCTGGCGGCTCAACAACAACCTGCGCGGATTTGCCAAATGAAGACGACGCCAAGTGGTTAAGCGAATCTTGTGCCTCTCGTGCCATTACCGCATTACTTTGCCTAAACGGAACTCGGTGGCTGGCTATAAGCGAAGCCCCTAGCCAGATCTGTTCGGCTTGCCTCAAGGCTTTTGTTGGCTGATCAGTTCGCTCGCGCTGGTCATCAGTAAAAGCCATTGCTGCATCAGCTGGGTTGCCTCGTCCACGCTTGACGCTATTCCGCTGACGGCGACGCGTTGATTTTTCTCGTCCCATAAGGCCCACCTCCATTCTTTCTCTGCTGTGTGTTCTATTTTCCAGACTGTGAATCTGTCTTTGTCCATCGTTGTAGCCCTATGGCCTCCCATGCTCTAATGATGCCATCTCTTAGGCCGCGGTGGTAGGCATCATCTGCCTCTTTGGCGGACGCCCATCCTACCTCTTTTGACATGCGCGCGGGCGTTTCGCGCATTGCCTGAATGTAGCCTTCCTTGTGGGCTGCGCGAATTGCCTGAAGAAGCTGGTCATTTGGCATTCTTCTTAACGTCCTCTCGCATTGGTGCGCCCCACACGCCACGCTTAAGCGCTACTGCAATTAGTGCGTAATTTGCAATGTCAAGCAAGGTATCAGACAAAGACTCGTCAGTCTGGATATCAAGTGGATCAAGGATTACCTGACCGTCTACGACCTTGCCCTGCAAAAACTTCTTTGCTCGAGCAATCTTGTCATTCCCGATTCTGCTAATTACGCCGTGCAGCCCAAGTTGCTCAATGTTTGAGTTTCCATACCTGCGCTGTTTGTCGCACAAAAGTTGAAACGCTTCGTCGTAAATTTCTTTGAACGTATCTTCAAACGTCTTTGCTGAGCTACTTGGCACTTGTTCCTCCTTGTGGCCACCTGCCTGGGTTTTCATCGTGCCACCTTTTGGCGTCTCTTGCTTCATCTGAAAAGTAAATTCCGCTTTTAGCAAGATCCTGAAACTCGGGCACATCCCCGGCAACGTCATACACCTGCACGGCAAGGGTAAGAAACTCTTGGGCGTTAGACCAGTTTGTTAGCTCGGCCACGCGAAGTTTTTTCTGATGCGTGACGTGGGCCACAATCTCAGACCTGCACTCTTTGAGGTTTTCTTTGACCTCGTCAATTCCATAAAGCCGTATTACTTCTTCCATACAGCCCCCCTTTCTTAGGCAAGCCTATATGGCGAGTCTCATCTTGTCAACAGCGCTCTGCGAATTCCTTCCTCAAGCGTGATTCTCGGCATCCACACCCTGAAGCAGTTCACGGGGTCCGCCACCCTCCAGAACACGCCAGTTGGCTTGTCTGGATGAGTTTTTATTTCTGGCCGATAGTTTACTTCTTTAGCAACCATAACGGCTAAGTCAAGGAACGAAGTTGGGCGTCCGGTGCCGATGTTGAGCGGCTCTCGGCAATCTTGATCAATTGCTGCCTGAACAGTCGCCACAATGTCGTCAATGTGAACGAAGTCGCGGGTTTGCATTCCATCGCCCCAAACGTCAAACGGATCTGCCTTGCGCCTGCCCCGATCTATGAACGACGGGAACGGGTAGTCCAGCGCCTGGTCTTCTCCGTAGCCCGAGAACGGTCGGAAGATGTGGGTTCTGACACCCTCTGCCTCCGCAAATTGAGCAAGATACTCGCCAGTAAGTTTTGACCAGCCGTAGGTGAAGTCTGGGCTTCGGATGTCTCCGAGGTTAATCATGTGTTCTGCCAGAGAGACATGGTTCTCTCGTGTTTGCAGCTCAATCGGGTATGCGGCTGATGACGAGAAGTAAACAACTCGCTTCTGCTTGGTGCGGATCGCCCACTGCCACATTTCTGCGTCAATTGACAAATCAACCGCAACAGAGAGCGGATCTCCCTCAATCTTTGCCCTGCCACCAACAACAGCGGCAAGGAGTATCACCAATTCAAAATGAACGTCGACTTATCTAAAGAAGTCCCATTCGAATTAGGTGTAGACACATGCTATATCAATCCCGAGACCAT